TTTTTGTGCTGATAAATGTAAGCGATTTTTATTTTGTCCGTGAGGATTTTTCGGTGTTTTGTTTTTCTGGACTAAAAGTTCGGTCTCAAATTGGTGTTGCCAAGTGAGGCTACATAAGAGCCCCAACACTGGAGATTGAAGGTGACGGTTTGTGAGTCGCTAAAGGATAACGCTGATCCATTCGTCAACGCAGCTTCAATAGTGGCAAAGAATATGAAATTCGTGCCATTGTAAACTGCGTAGCAGGTAATACCATCAGAGAGTGTGACAGACACATATCCACCGGATTCCATTGAACGTATATTGGTGATCGTAGCACCTTGCGTCCAACTACTCGGATTGGAATTTGTGTAGTCAATAACTATCTTGTAAATGTCTCCGTTAAGCGCTCCGGCAGGGAGTGCTGACGGTGTTCCACTGATGTTGTTACCTGTAATTGCGGCTGTCAAAGCTGCATTAGCTGTGACCGCGCTAGCGGTCAAACCCACATTGAATTGACTCCACTGCGCTCGTGGAATCGGTAGCGTCAAAAGGCGCGGAGAAATTTGGAGTTGAGCAAACTCGATGACGTAGTCGAAAATAACATATCCCGGTGAATCTGTCGTCGTCGTTTTGCTCAGCAAGAACAAATCTCCAGCTGCATAGTCTTCTGGGTCAGCGTGCATTCCGTAATCAGTGCATTTCCAGTCTTCTTTCAAGGCCAGATCTACACTGTGGTTTGTCCACTGAGGTCCAATTGTCGTATTCTCGTCCGACATGACGAAAGGCAGCAGCTGTGAGGAAGTTTGGTTCAAGAACACGGAATTCCGATTCTTCTGTAAGTAGAACATAATATCACCATTGGCCGACGTGGGCGACGAGGTGATATAATGGGCCATCAAACGGCGCCAACGGAACTTCTGATACATCTGCATGTACCCACGGAGAACCGAGTCGCTGAAAGCAGCTGGGGTGAGTGGCGTGCCGCCCACGAGCGTCCACGTTAGGACGCTTCCTGAGCCGATCGGCGTGAATGCAAAATCACGTCCCGACACGGTCACTCCCAAAGCTGTTTTGACCACATTAGATTTAGAACCCCTAACGGAATTCCCGATAGCTACCGGCGCAGTATTAATCCGAGCTACTGGACCAAACTGCGTGGCTTTGCTAGTGTTCGTTTGAACGTACTTCATCTTCTTCGGGCCTTGCTTCTGCCCGCGCTTGGCGGGCGTCTTGGCCTTAGACTTTACCATATTTGTTTCCGGTGACGTTTGCGTAGTTTCTTTCTTCGATCGCTCCATGGGTAGTAGTAAGCCGGTTCCAACGACAGCGGTGGCACAACACCCGATCCAATTCTTGATTGAATCACGGATGGTGCAACGCCGCCGACACCTTTATCGGGTGCCGCTGCGGCAGGATACTCACCTGGCGTTTTGCCCGGGAAAATACCTTCCGCAGTGGTCGCAGGGGTCGGTCTGCTCCTATTCAGCCATGCCAATTGACCTGTTTCCAACTTGCCCTTACTCATCTTGTGGCCTCGCAGGAATTTATTGCCGAAATAAACTACTGACCCGTAAACTTTGCCTCTCAGGCCGTGTGTCCACGCGTCGTTGTAAAATTTTGTATCGGCAACATTTAACTGCTCGTCGGAAATCGCCAACGCGTATGCTCTATCATGTAGCATACAGTCATTATCCAGTAATGAAACTGGTTGACTCTTACCGTTGGCGACGCTGCTCTGGAACTTACCATCGGACCAAAAAGGCCCGCAATAATTCGTCGTGAAATCCATTTTTGTATACGCAACATGCATGCAGGGTTCGCTTCCCTACAAATCTCGCTCTCTGAAGGCCTCATATTCCGGAAAGTCGATGCAATCCGTGAGGTTCTTCGTCATCACTGTCTTTAAGGCGGTTTCAGCCTCATCCACGGTAATACCGTACCTGTCATAAAAGAATTGGAAGGTTGAGTCATTCGGTTTGTGTTTTGTAGTTGGAAGACTCTTATAGATCTTCCTATCATCCACGAATTCAGTCTTGCTGACTCCGTGCATCAACTTCAATTGGTGCTTCACAAAATTGCGGAGCACTGGGATATAACCACATTCAATGGAACACCCTAACAACATACCTTTGACTTCACCGGGCATCAACTTCTTGAGCGAAAACCCGATTTTCGGCATGCGCTTCCCAACTTTGGGTCCAAGCACATAACCGCCTTCGACAGGCCAAAACAGCGAAGAACAGTACTCTACATCCGACCAGTGATGTGACATATCACATTTGATTTCAAAACCAAGTTCCAGGTAATGTCTCTTAATGTCCTGCTTGAACTTGTTTTGCCAATCCACTGTTTTGTGACCACGCAAGATGATAATGTTGTCATCCCCGTTTACGAGGAGGACAAACTCTCTGTACCCTAAGGACCAGAGGTAATCATACGTTGTCGTGGCATTGATGAATGAATTTCGTGAGGATGTGCAGTGGGAGCCGCTGGTCATAGTGTGGTTGACGGAGTACTTGACTCCATGCCGGGTGTATCCAAAAACTTTCTCCATCGACTTCGCAGCCGCTTGAGCTTGATCGTACTCTCGAATACCACACTTGCTTTCAACTTTTCTCCATGCTTCCGTGCATTGCTCTCCTTCATGACAGTCGTAACGGTGATTATCACACCAAATAACCGTAACGTCTTCGTCTCCAAAGAAAGCACGCACTTCACCGATCTCCTCACCGGTCATACCCCCTGTATAAATGATCTTGGCCCCTGATAAACCTTTATGGGCGCCAAAAATCTTGCGCAACTGATCCGAAACTTTATGGCAAAATGGTCCATATGCTGCATTCAAGCGGTCGGTACCGCCCTGAATAGCACGCGGATCAAAATCCTCGGCTACCTCACCACCTTTCATGGTGAGCTCCCGCTTATTCATAGCTTTTCGCATCAAGTCTTGCGCATTAAGGGGTTCGATTTTCAAAGATTCATAGGCAATGGCCTGGAGCGCTGCCCTGCTTGCAGGGTATCGAGCGTTCCACTCTTCGAAATCGCCATCAATGTTGTGATTATCTACCACTTCGAACTGTTCAACGAACTGTTCTGAAGTGGCGAAAACTCTGTCCCATGCCTCTTGTTTGGGAGTAGGTACTTCCATAAGGGCCCGGTTGGCAATAGCCACACTCTCGTTATTCACTGAAGAGTATGGAACCAATGGGATATAATTTTGCAGAGTCATCGCCACCGCGTGGAATTGAGGTTTATCCTCGATTTCATCCCTGTTAACATGAGACAGGGTAGCCCCTTTTCGAACGGGCTTCAACTCACTCTTACTCTCATAACCTGGGAGTCCTAACGGCCAAGCCTTGGTCGCATCGAATGCTTTACCACTTGGAACTGAGGACCGATCCCGGTCATACATCTCTTTTGTAAGCGCAAAATCGCCTGCTACGTCAGTTGACGGAAGCAGACCACAGAACCGTGTTCCGGTCCTACGCGTTGCTGGAGTAAGAAGAGTTTCAGCTTCACCGCCACAACAAATTGAAGTCGACCAATGATCAAGATTCATGATCCTGAAAAGCCGAGCAAACAATCCCATGTTGTAACTTGTACACACGGAGTTGAAGGCGGATATTTCGTCCTCTAAAGTCAAGATGAATGCCATGGCAGAGCCATATGTAATACAATTCAAACGCATGTCGTTCGGCATTGAAATCTTTGAGCTGGAAACGAGGTTCCTCATCGTGTTAATGCACAGTTTCAGTCCTGCTTTATCTCTTGGACAGCCAACCATCTTCACAGCGACTTGTTGGATAATTGCTTTAGGTAACAAAATAACCCGCTTCTCACGATGCAGGTAAAGATGTCCCAAAAAGCTCCTAATCCGACAGCCGTCGAGTTTCATCAATTGGAGCATTGGCTTATATTTGCTCTCATCACCGTGTGAGAGCACTCCTTGTACAGATCCGTAGTGATCATTTCGACCCAAACTACTCACCAAGGACATTTCGGCCTTAGTGTCCACGCTGATGTTGCCAATCTTACACGTGGGGACCTTCACAAACTGAAGTAACCAAGAGTCACCGATTGCACGACCGTTCCAGGCAATTGCCTGGGAACCATTCGAAAAATACGTGTCGTTCAACCATAAACAGGGATCATGCGCATATGTGGTGAAGTTTCCCGTCACCTGCATGCGCACTTTCACATCCTCCCCTTCACAGAACGTCTCGTAGCTTGACTCGACGAAATCTCCGTTATCGTGCATTGTACCATAAAGTTGGTCGAAGCGGTGCACGACTGCGAAGAGAGCTCCATTACGGCTCTTGTGTACGAGCTCCAGCACTTGGCTAGGAGTCAGGTAGTAGAGAGAATGTACCGATAGATATACATCAACCGGAAAATCACAATCTAAAGAGTTCTTGCAGCACACGTTGGTGTTGCGACTCTTAAAACGACGTATTACGTCGTCGGATGTGAGTACTGGTGTGCAAGAGTGAACGTTTGTCCTCTTATTTAACGCATGACGTTCGGGGTTACCTCCAATGTCGGTAATCTGTACTTGTCCAAATTGACGTTCAATCTCTTGCAGAGCGAGTATTTCACAGACAGCACGTTCTGTCGCACCAAGTGGATGGTCGTGAGCGGGACCTTCTCCGAAGCGAAACTCAAACTGCGGAAATCGGTTCGAGATCACTTCTAGTTGCTTGGGAGACACGCGGTGGTATCTGTGAAAAACGGGTTTTTGTGGCTTTAACTCCTCAGCACGAAGAGACCCAGCCGTTACTGGGTTTTTGGTGGTTGAAGCAGCTGCTACTTCTACCTTACGCTCAACAGCCTTGGCCACAAGGGCTGTTGTCGGACTTGCCTTGGCCACTCCGCGCTTGGCGGCTGTGGTTTTTGGCCCCGTCTTGACGGGTCGGGCTCGCTCGACTGGCTTCTTTTCCGATGCAACCGCTTTCGTCCACTTGACCTTATCATTCCGTGGTCCAGTGGGTACGACAGCAGTGCGTTCGGATGTCGGACGCCATACGGGTCTCCCTGATCTCCCTCCACTACCAGACTTGCTAGTAGCTTTGCGAGCACTCATTTCGAGTTTGCAG